GTGCATCGCTGCTTAACAATTAAGGAGTTTATTTACTCCAACCATCCCAAAGCGGGCGAAACCTCCCTTTCAGGAGGGGACCTCGTGCGGTTTTAACCGCACGTGCCTATCCTCTGTTAGACATATTGCCGCTTGTTAGAAGACGACGACCTCCCGGTCGCGCGTCGGATCAAGCGTTTTACAGGAGCTCCACTCAACGCAGAACCCTTCTGTCAATACATAGCGCTCCTTTCCTTGACGGAGGCTATACCGGTCACCGGTGTCAATCGGTAACTCGGCCTTCTCATCGAACCACGCTATAGAAGCGTAATCCAAAGCCGCGTAACGAGATCGCGGTTCTTTTCTCCGATGGCGTGTGCCATAGAGCGCGTACCCCATTGGACTGAATCCGATAGAAATAGATTCAGGAACAACCGTTAGGGTCTTGAACGTCCAACCACACCAGTTCTGGTGTCTGGAAGGGGCCGCTTGGTCCCATTCACAGTGTAGGTGGCCGTCCCCGTAACCAATCGGACCTTGTAGTCTAGCACGCTTGGGTATACAACCAACGATCCAATCATACACGTCATCAAGACGATGCACAATGCGTAATCGCGTGTCGCTTTTCGAAGCGATGCCAGCCAGCAATAGACGAGCCTGAATGGCTCGGACACTGTTGGCGACGTAGAAGGCGTCATGGAGCGTCGTGAGACGCTTTTCTTTGATGAGATAGGGTCTAACGTTGTACCCTTTGTAGAAGTCATGGCCACAGCTTTCGAAGAAGATCCCACTCTCGTAGGATTTCTCCTCGTTTAGCGTGAATCCACAGATTTCACTCATCTCCTGGAAAAGGAGAAATGCTCCTCGCGGGATGATGACATCATCCCCGTACACATGTAGGTTCTCACCTACCGAGTACGAGATCCCCAACTCCTCGCAGCAGGCGCAAGCCATTGCGAAGAATATAAGGGTCTCAAGCTCAAATGTGTACGCGTTGCCCATGCTGGAAAACTTTTGAAAGTCATACCAGCGGCCCTCGTATTCAAAACTGGGGCTTCGAGCAACATCCAGGAACTCAAACCATGGGAATGGCAAGAGGTCCTGCACGAGAAGATACGCGATAGTGTCGCTAGCACTAGTGAAGTCCACGGTGGACAAGCAGAGCCTCTCGGCCGATGCTGCCAAACGCTGGTTCACGCTTTGATCACGGAGGTTTACACCCCAGCGAAGCAAACGCTCACGTAAGAAAGACCCTACGCCCTTCTGATACAAGCCGTTTAAGAGCGGCTCTATACATATGGGGCGCATGGTCTTCGCACTCTTGGGTACAAAGGTCAGCTGACTACCCTTTACCGCTCGCGCGGTGACGGAATCTTGTGAGATCCAGCCGGGAAACTCTCCCAGGAATTCTGGCAAGAAGTCAGCCATGGCGATTGTGCACTCGAGATCACTACTGATCTTAGCAAATACGGAGGTGTCCCCCCGTACGCCATAATTGGCACCGGGACCAAAACTGAAGTCCAAGGCCTCTAACTCTGGAACGTCTCCGAGAATCGCATCTATTTTACGCTGCATTCTGAAAAGAATGCGAGAAGCGCGTGGGTTTTCCACGTAGGTGTGATTACGAAAACGTTCGTTCGTTTTGAGGCACTGAAGTTCAGCCCATACGAACTTCTCCTCGGCGACACGTTTGATGTCAATCCCCGTCTGCAAGAAAGGATGCTTGCTTAGAAGTTTGACAGCTTGGTAACTCCGGAAGAATTCCGAGGGGTCCAGATAGTCTGCGGGGTTTATATCGGCCTCGACCAACTGACGGTGCTCACCATGCTTTAACAGCAAGTGGCACTTAAGTGAAGTCGGGGTATCGAGAGCCTCGTAGACCCGATCCGCATATGAAAGCGCTGTCAGCCGCGCTTGCGGCGTGACTCTTGCAAAACTGCTCATGCAAGTTTCTCCATACATCGCTGGTTAGTATGGGAGCTTGTCTTCCAGCAGATTGCTCAGCCGGAATTCAGAACTCACAAGGTTCCAGTAGTTACCCAGCTCACGTTCCAAGTCCGTGGTATCCACGTACTTGCGGAGCTGCCCCATAGCAACCGGATAGGTCTTCCCGGCGACAAAATAGCCGCGGAGAAAAGCCTTCATCCAGTTAGGAGCAGCAACGCTTGGAGCGTAAGCGACCGGTTCCCACGCCACCTGGGAAGGTGGGGTAGGTTCATCATTGCCCGACATGGTCTTAGTAGAACATGTCGAGCGAAACGATGACCGCCTTGTTCGACGCGTGCGTCAGGTGGCCGGTGAGCAGAGCATGAAGGTCAGCTCTGTTCTGTTGGGTACACTGCTCAGGCAGTTTCCAGCGGACCTCGACCTGCGGTCGGAAGGCCACGCTGGGAGCAGCGACGTATCCAGAGGCTGTGGTGCCACTGATGATCTCCAGCTGCGGGAATTCCAGCGTCTGGGTGATCAGGATGTTGCGCCCACGAGCGTTCCGATCAGCATCCCGCTGATCAGGCCGCTTGACCAACACGGACCACTTGTTGAAGCCCATGTAGATACCGGACACCCTGTCTTCGAACAACGCGTAATCCGCGGTGGTCTTGGCAGGGAGAAAGGTGTGCGCAACCGGGGTTGCTTGACCGTCATTGACGACCAATGATGTGACAGTAGCCATCGAAACAAATCCTAACGCAGAATTCTCTGCGCAAGAAGGGAAAGGCCCGACGTAATCTGAGCTTTCGACAGACTAACATCAGGAATGATGACCCGCGCTTGCGGGAAAGAACTCAGCGGCATGCGTTCCTTATAAAAGGTCGTTGACACCGTCTGATCAAAGCTTGGCGAGCGATATATGCCCAGGTAGTTCAAGCCTGAGTCATAGTGCATATCCGACATTTGAAGGTCGAATTTCACAGCTTGCCATCCGCTAGCAAACGTCACTCCTTGCGGAGGAACGAGTGACTGCAGATAGTCGCCGACTGGTAGAAACCAATCGACGACAAAGCTAAGAGTGGTTAGTTCCCAGAGAACCGAAGCGGGATTGAGAATTCCCGTCTGGTCAAGGACGCGCAACAGAGGGTTGTCCACCCAATATCGCACGCCGCCAGATGCCTCGATATAGCCTTTCACGACAGTCGCTGAGCTTAAGGCATCCGGTAACGGATCCCCGAAGATTTCGCTATGCCATGCATGGCTTATATCAGCATCGATCGATTCTCTGATCCTGGTACGAACGTCAAACGGCTTCGGAAAACCGTCGTACGTCTTGCTGAGCTTCTCAACTACAGCATAGACATCCCTCACAAGCGGGATTATCCCGTACTGGAGACCCAGCCACGTAGAGCTCATCTCTTTCGGAATATCGCGAATATCGCCTTCTAGGAAATCTCTTTCCTTAAGCTTCTTCGCGTACGCCCCTTTCGGAGCCCTCCCTCGCAGGAGGACCTGAAGAGCCTCACCCACACGCCGCTGCTTAGCTAGACGTACGGCATTAACCACCGAATTCACGGCGGTAACGACGAACTTCGCGGTTTCCTTATACTCACCGAGCATCACTGCAAGGTCGAGGTCTTGGTCGCGAATCTTAGCATCTAGCCGATTTCCCACACGCTGTAGCATCAACCCGACACTCGGGATCTCTTCGACGCGACTTGCGTCGCCATAAAGAGATACGATACCGTCGAATGCCGATGCTTTAGGCGTGCGCACACCATCAAAAGTGCCATCGACCTTAGCCCAAGTACTCCGTTCATAGGAGAATGGGTTCATAGGCAAACGAGCACCAGACCGCACGAGAGCGCGATAGCCGGGAGTTTTAACACTCTCTTTGCTAATGCGCCACCCTGGGCCGTCATAGGTGGTCATAGGAAATCCTCCGATCTACATGGTTTTGTGGTACATGGAACCACCGAGTACTGCTCAATTCAGAGCAGTACCCAGTGGGCAAGTTACCGCGGGCCGGTGATGAACCGTCCAACCATGTCCCCAGGTCCGACTCTAGAAGTCAGACGACATCGAAAGATGAACGTAGAACAACTACGTACGAGAGCCCTTCTGGGG